CATGACCGGACTCGACCACCTCGCCCGACTTCAATCTGCGGAGGCCATCGCCCATGACAAGGCGATCGCCACCCTTTCACAGGAAACCCTCCTCGCCGCCGCCCAAGACCTTGGCCGACGCCGTGCCCACGACAGGAAGGATCCGGAACAACGCTGGGTCATGGCCCGCAAGGCCGCGCTCCTCCGCCGACTCTCCCGATAATCGCCCACTGAATGAAACGCCACCAACACCACCCACTCTTCAAACCATGCCTTCCCGTAATTCTCCTTCTCTCTGCCATCCTCTTCCCCCTACTCCGCAAACGCCGGCGGGACCTCCCCCGGCAACACGCCGGATCGACTTCCTTGCGGATTTTCTGGCCGCTCTCCGAAAGCAAAAGGCTCCGCGCCTGACGCTATACTCGATTCTCTGCACCGTGGCCCGCGCCCCTGCCGGGGGATGCTGGCAGGAGGAAATCGATGCCGTCCTGACCGACTCGGTCACCGGCACCTGCACACGGATGGGAGAACAAGGCTTGCTCCAGATCACCATGCGCCCGCGCAAGATCGGAAGCCGCCAGCTTCGCCGCTGGCTCTCCCTCACCAAGGAAGGCGAAACCCTCGTCGCCTGTCTCCTCAACCCGAAACTCGGAAAGGGCCTGATTCCATGAGCCCGAGACTTCGCCAGATCACCGAGGACCGGGCACACGCAGCCTATTGGAAGGCCATTGGTCTCCAAGTCCTCGCCATCCACCTCGGCTTTGCCTCCGTGGCCCTGATCCACGCCCGCAGCCTCTGGGCCATCCTGGTAGTCATAGTCACTGGGAAACTGGTGGCCGCCTCATGGAAGCAATTCCGCAAAGCCTCCACGAACTTCCGCTCCCTCGACCTCCCATGAACTTGGTGCTCCCCCTCCCAGGCAAAAAGCTTTCTCCGAACTCCCGATGCCACCCCATCGCAAAGGCAAGCAGCACCCGCCGGCACCGAGAGGCCGCTTTCTTCGCCACCCTCAAAGCCCTAGGAGTCGCCAAGGTCCCCACCCGGATCCTCCGGAAAGACGCCAAAGCCCTTGGCATCACCAAGGCCGGACGAAACTCCGCCTTCTACCAGAGACTCAGCAGCCTCCTCCACCCGGACCCGCCACCCACCTTCACCCGCTACGCCCTCACCTTCCACTTCCCTACCGCCCGAGATAGGGATGACGACAACGCCGCCGCCACCTTCAAGGCCTACCGTGACGGAATCGCCGACGCCCTCCGGGTCAATGACAGCACGTTCATTCTCTTACACGCCCCCTCTCTTTACATCACTCCCGAGGCCCCCCGGTTAGAAGTTGAGTTGATCGTTCCGGCCACGGAATCCCCGTCTGATAACGCTGAGCAGCTTCAATGGATCGACGCCGGGAAATGGCTTCCCATGGGTCCTCACTGTGTCCTGGCCACCGACATGGAGACGCATTTCATTGCCGTCTGGGACGGCATCGAATGGAGCAACGCCTGGACGGACGAAGCCATCGATTCGTTCATCACCCACTGGATGGAACTCCCCGACCCACCCGCAGGTGAATGAGCAAGGCCCCCTTTCCCAACCCTCTCGACATGGCCACCCTGGAGGCCTTCTGTCACCCGGTGCCAGGCAATGACCTCGCGGCGCCGGTCCGGATCGGTGCGGAGATCGTGGCGGCCAACGGTTTCCTCGCCCTCCGTGCCCATCGTGGCCGGTGGCTGGATTCAGATTTCCCGGAACCTTCCGCCGGTCAACTCCGGCGGATCGATGCACTGCCATGGGAATCCGCCGCCCACCTTCCGGAATTCTGGCAACCGCTTGAGCTCATCAAAGCCCACCTCTTCCGTTTCGCTCCCATTGGTCCCTGGGCGATCGACAAGCACGGCCACCCCACCGGACGGTTATGTCCCACCCCCGTGTGGAAATGCGGAGACGCCCACCCGGTGCGGCTTTCCTTCCTTCAACTCATCTCCCGACTCCCCAGGGCGGAAGTGTTCGTCGGCCCACAAGGCAATCGCCGACCGCTCTATTTCCGCTGCACCGGTGCCCGAGGGATCGTGGCTGCGGATGTTCGCCTCGAGACGTTTTCCTTTTCCGTTTTCCAACCCACCACCGACCGCATGGACGGCTCCCTCGTCTATGCCGCCACACGGAAGCCCACCGATGCCGCTCCCCGGCCACGTATGGCCCTCCTACCAGAGCAGAAGCCCTGGCCCCCGGTGGACATGACTGACGCCTGACCCCTCTCCCTACACCTACACACATGAAACGATTCACCGACACCGACATCTGGCACCGGAAACCCTGGCACCGGAAACTCCCCTGCCGCCTCAAATGCCTCTGGCGCTTTCTCTGCGATACCTGCGATGCCGCCGGAGTCATCGCGCCCGACTGGGAACTCGCCTCGTTCAATATCGGCGAACCGGTCGACGAGACGGACCTCGTTCACTTCGGAGCCAGAATCCGGCACCTTGAAAATGGCAAGCTTTGGCTCGTCAAATTCATCGATTTCCAGTATGGCGAACTCTCCTCAAAGTGCCGCCCTCACGACCGAGTCTTCTCCTCCATTCGGAAAAACGGCTTACCCTATCCAGCCAACCCCAATACCCTATCCGATAACCTATCCCAAAGGGTAGGAACTACCCTTGTGGAAGAGGAAGAGGATAAAGAAGAGGAAGAGGACAGGAAAGGGGTGCAGGGGAAAACCAATTCCCGAACGCCGACCAGCCGTGACATCACCGCCGAGCAAATCGTCACCGCCTACCCCCGCCGCCAAGGCCAGACCGAGGCACTGCGGATCGTCACCCAGCACCTCCGCGCCGGCGACGACGCCGATGCCATGCTCGCCGGCACCCGCTCCATCGCCGCCGTGGTCGCCGAGCTACCAGGCGGAGCCAACAACGCCTTCGTCCCCGCCGCCGACAAGTTCTTCCACGGCAAGCGCTGGAAAGACGATCCAGCCACCTGGAAGCGCAGCAGCGGCCGGAATGGCGAAGTCCGCAAGCCCCCCGGCGGACGCATCCCTGAAGCCCAAGAACTCCCGATAGCATGACCCCTACCCTTGCCACCACGGACTGCAAGACTTGCGGCGCACCCTACGACTATGAGCCCCTCATGATCGCAGGTTGGGACCTTGGCCGCACCATCACCCCGGTTTGCGAGGGCTGCTACGCCCAGCAGATCGCCGCGGAAGAAGCCGCCGCTGCCGAGGCGGAGAAAGCCGCGCGCCGCGCCAAGGTCATCGCCACCATCGATCCCGAACTCCTCCCCAAGGAATTCGACGACGACGGCACCGACCTCTACCACCCGGAATTCCCCTTGGCCAAGTATCACCAGATTCGCGCCTGGAGGCCCGGGAACCGCGGTGACTGGCTTGCCCTCATCGGTCCCTCAGGATACTGCAAAACGCGCATCCTTGCCCTTGTCGCGGCCCGGATCATCCTCACGGGAGGGAACGTCACCTGGACCACCGCCACCCGGCTGAATACCGAGGCACGGAACACCAGGAGCCCGGATCACCAAACCGCCGCCCTCGCCCGCCAACACCTGTCGGCGTGCAAGTTCGCCCCCTTCCTCATCATCGACGACATCGGGAAAAACGAATGGTCGCCCGCCTTCGAGACTCACTTTTTCGAAATCCTCGACCACCGGAAAACCCGCCGCCTCCCCATCGCCTACTCCGCCAACGCGCATCCCAAGGAATTCCACCTCTGCATTTCCGCCCTGAATGCCGACCCCATCATCCGCCGCCTCCTTGAGCGCACCGCCCTGGTCGACTTTACCCCCTCCTCCCAACCATGAACGCCCGCGAAGTCCAGCACGACCTTGAACTCGCCGCGTGGCAGATGGCAGAGGCCACCACCTTGGAACGGAAAGCTGCCAAGCTCCGACTGGAAGCCACCAAGACCATTGCCTCCGCCGCCGCCCAACTCAAGCAGGCCATCGAGACGGCCACCAACCGTCAACCCTCACTCAAATCCGCATGACCCAGCCCGAGCTATTCCCCGAACATGCCCTAGCACCGATGCGTGCCAAAGCCATCAGCAAGGCAAATGAGCGTGTTGCCGCCACCCTGCGCGCACTTTCCCGAGAAGACTTCACCCTTGCCCTCCAGAGCGCCCTCCAGAGCGAGGGCGTCAGCTTCTCCGCCTGGGCCATCATGATTGCTATCCAGCATGCTGAAAAGCCGGTGTCCATCGTCATCCTCTCCACCCGGATCGCCCTCGGCTACCACGCCATTTGTAACCAGGCGAACCGCACTCTCTGGTTCGATCGGGTTTATACCGGCAGCCTCGTCTGTCTCGACCTCACCACCGCTGCGCGCGAAAAGCTCCGCCGCGTAGCCCAACGCCTCGCCACCCACCATGTCTAAGCATCCCATCCCAAAAGATCCACACCACCAGCGTTTCGCCGACTTGGTGCTCGAGGGAAAATCCTTCACCGATGCCTACCTGGGCGCTGGCTACAAAGTCAACCGCGTCAACGCCGCCTCCGCCGGAAAACGCATGCGGAAGCGTCTCGACGTGGAGGCCTACATTCAAAGCATCCAGGCCCAAGCCGCCGACGACTCCGTCCTCACCCTCCTCGAGAAGCGACGCTTTCTCGCCCGCATCGTCCGCACCGGACTGGCCAGCATCGACCCCGCCGACCCGGACGACAAAAACGCCGACCTCGTCAAATCCTACGCCTCCAACGAATCGGAATCCTCCTCCTCCACCCGCTTCGAAAAGCACGACCCACTCAAAGCCATCGAAATCGACAACAAACTCGACGCAGCCTCTCCCGAAAACGAATCAGCCCACGAACTCACCAATGCGATCCTCGCCCTAGCCGGGAAAAGTGTCCTGCCGGAGGACCGGATGTGACAGTAACAAGCCATTGATCGACCTCCGCAATACCCCTGCGGCCTCCCGTGCCTGGCGAGTCTCGAATCTCTACACGATCCGGGATGCGGATGGGCGGCTCGTCTCATTCGATCCAAATCTCGCGCAGCGCCGGTTCTACAACCACCTCTGGTATTGCAACCACGTCCTCAAGGCCCGGAAACTGGGATTTTCCACTCTGATCGAGATCCTCAACCTCGACGACCTCCTCTTCACCACCACCGGCCTATCGGCAGGAATCATCGACTACACGATCGAGGATGCGGAATCGAAGCTCTCCATGATGGTCACCGCCTACGAGCACCTCGACGACGGAGACATTCACCCCCTCACCTACAAGCTCGGAGCCCTCATCAAGAAAGCCATCAAGCTCGAATCCCGCGCCACCCGGAAACTCCAATTCTCCAATGGCTCCCGCGCTCAATGCTCCACCTCGCTGCGCGGCTCTACCCCAAACCGCCTCCATGTTTCCGAACTCGGGAAAACCGCCGTTTGGGCTCCCATCAAGGCCCGGGAAATCGTGAACGGTGCCTTCAACTCCATGACGCCGGGGAACGTCCGGAACATCGAGAGCACCCACGAAGGTGGGAAGGTGGGGGAACACTACCGCCTCCTGCAGAACTGCATGCGCCAGGACCCCGCCACCCTTTCCCAGATCGATTCCCGCTTCCACTTCTTCCCCTGGTATGAGGATCCGCGCTACGTCCTCGACTACCACGGCCAGCCGATCCGACCGGAGATTCTGAAATACGGAGAACGCCTCCACCGCGAAATCGGAGTCTCCCTCACCCTTCCGCAACTCTTCTGGTATGACCGCAAGCACATGGAACAAGGCCACGGCATGAAAAAGGAATTCCCCTCCACCCCCGGCGAAGCCTTCGAGGCGATGGCGGAGAATGCCATCTACGGAAAAGAAATGGCAGACCTCCGCGCCGCCGGTCGAATCTGCGACTTCGGCCAAGAACTCTCCGACCCGCTCTTCACCTTCTGGGACATCGGCCTCTCCGACTACTGCTCCAAGTGGCTCATCCAGCAGGTAGGCCGGCACTTCCTCGTTCTCGATTGGTTCGAGACCGACGGCGCCGGGGCTGGCGTCCACGTCGACCAAATCCGCCGATGGGAAGCCAAATGGGGCCGCCCCATCGCGGTGAACTTCCTCCCGCACGATGCCAACAAGCGCAGCCCAAACGACGGCAAGAGCTTCCTCCAGACCCTCATCGAAGCCGGACTCGCCAACTGCCGCGTGGTCCCGCGCACGCCGGACGTCTGGATCGGCATTGGCCACACCCGCGAAGTCCTCCCGCATTGCTGGTTCAACAAGACCCACTGCGACACCGCCCGCATCAAGGACGGCGAGGAATTCCCCAGCGGCATCGCCTGCCTGGAGGGATACCAGAAGCACCTCAACCCCGCCGGCACCACCATCCGCGAGATGCCCAAGCACGATCTTTTCTCACACTCCGCCGATGCCTTCCGCACCTTCGGAGAAGCCCGCCACCTCGGAATGCTGGAAGCCGCCCACAGCCCCCAGGTGAAACCAAGAACCATTGGCGGCCCCCGATCAAGACGATGACCCCCTACCTCCGCGCCTTCCAGGCCTACCACCGGGACGGGGAACCCCACATCCCCTGGACGACCGCGCTGGATTTCCACCTCCAACATGGAACGGTGATTTCCTCTCCGGACGCTTTCGCCATGTTCCGGCCGGTCGACTGGGAAGCACCGGACGCAGAGCACCTTTCGCTCATCGCCTTCCCACCCTCCCATGCCGTGCACGTCTGGGCCGCTGCCGGTCCCCTCGCCGGAATTCTCTACCTCTCCCGCATCGAGACTCACGCCAGCTTCCAGCGCCGAAACTCCCGCCTCCACCGCGTGGAACTTCGCCACCTGTTCAAACGACGGGCGCACCCGTAGCCGGTAGCCTACGGGGAAATGGGATCCTCCAAAGCACCCCCGCCTCCGCCGCCTCCGCCGCCTCCAGTCTCCGCCACCGGAGCCGATCAGGCACAGGCCGCCATCGATGCAAAGAAAAGGGAGAGAGGTCGCTATGACTTTTCCAAAACCCTCCTTGCGCCCGGAAGTCTCGCCTCCATGCCGGACGGCACCAAAACCACCCTCGGATGAAGGACTCCCGCGCCGAAAAGCTCCTCCAAATGGCTGGGAAACTGACCGCCGAGCGTGCCCCCTGGGACGCTCTTTGGCAGGAACTCGCCGACGTGGTGCACCCCCGGCGCGGCCTCATCAATACGATCAGCAACACGCCGGACCGCAGCAAGCTCGCCGAGCTCTTCGACGGAACGGCCATGCGTTCCAACCAAACGCTCGCCAATGGCCAGAGCGCCCGCGTGACGCCCATGGGTGCGCGTTGGTTTGTCCTCCGCCCACCGGCCACCCTTGCCGAGAAACCCGCCGCGGTCGCCTGGTATCATCGATGCTCCGAAATCCTCGCCGGCCAGTTTGCCTCCTCGAATTTTTACGGCATCGCCCAGCAGCACTACCTGGACCGGGGAGCCTTCGGCATCGCCGCCACGGAAGTGACCAGCGGAAAAGGCGGGCAGGGTCTCCACTTCCGTTCCTTCCCAGTCGGCACCTACTCCGTCGCCGAAAACTCCCTGGGGGAAATCGACACGATCGTCCGGGAATACTCATGGACCCCGCGCCAGATCATCGAGGCCTTCCCCGATGGCGTGCCTGAGGCCGTCACCAAACGCGCCGCCGATCCGGACACCGCCAACACCAAGGAGAAGCTCGTCCACTTCGTCATGCCCCGTCAGGACCGGGATCCGCGCAAGGACGACAGCAAAAACAAACCGATCGCCTCCTTTCACATTCTCCGGAATGAATCTGTGATCCTTCACGAATCCGGCTTCGATGAGATGCCGGTTCCTGTCTCCCGCTGGGCGCAGTGGGGAGAATCTCCCTATGGCTGGGCTCCGAGCTACGCCGCCCTCCCGGAAGCGACCCAGGCCAACGTCCTCGAGCAGATGATGGACGTGGCCACCGAGACCGCCCTCTTCCCGCGCATCCTCTACGGGTCCAACATGAAGGGAGACATCGACTTCCGGGCGATGGGCCTCACCTGCTACGATAGCACCATGGGCGACCCGCCAAGGGAGTGGATGACCCAAGGCCGGATCGACCTCGCAGAAGCCCGCGCCGAGCGAAAGCGGAAGGCCATCGAGGATTCCTACTTTGTGCCACTCTTCAACGCGGTTTCCCAACTTCGCTCCGACGCCACGGCCGAGCAAGTCCGCGCCATCCTTGGCGAAAGTAGGGAACTCTTCCACCCGATCTTTTCCCAGCTATGCCGGGAATTTCTCATTCCCATCCTCCGCCGCTCCTTCGCCCTCCTCCTCCGCCAGGGAGCTTTTCCACCCCCGCCGCCAGACGTAGTGCAGCGGGACGACCTCGGAAACTACATCGCGGATCCTGGTGTCGAATTTGTGTCCGCCATGGCCCTCGCCCTCGAGCAGAGCCACCTGGCCAACCTCAACGACATCCTCCAGACCGTCATGCCAATGGCGGCCAGTGATCCGTCCATCCTCGATCCATTCGATTGGGACCAAATCATTCCCTACCTCATGCGGACCAAGGGACAGCCCGAAAGTTTCATCCGTCCACCGGAAGCGATTAACTCCATCCGCGAAGGCCGCGCCCAAGCGCAGCAGGCCCAGCAGGCACAGGCCGCTGCCGCCACCGTGAAAGACCTTGGCGGCATCGACGCCGTCCAGAACGCAGCGGGTGCCCTTCCCGCTCAAAACTAACCCCTGACCATGCCAACCAATGCCGAGAAAGAAAATCACGCGCGTAGTGTCGCCGCCACCGAGCAACGAACTCGAATCCTCGCCGACGTTCGTGCCACCTATTCCAGCGACCACGGAAAACGCACCCTCGACGTCCTTCGCCTCCGCTGCGGATACGATCGTCCCGCCTTCCTACCGACCGCCGGCAGCCCCCTCGATCCCCTCGCCGCCGCCTTCCGAGACGGACGACGGTCCATCTATCAGGAAATCCTCGACGACCTCGCCACCGCCGAAGACAAGCCCATCAAGCTCCCCGTCGCCATCCGCCCCACCGACCCCTGACCCGGTCAACGGCACCGCCTCCCTCGAGTATTGCACCTGGGCCGCGCGGAACCTGACCGACGAGAAATTCCTGGAACTCTACCAACACCGCGCCGAGCGGATGATCGGGGAGTTTTCGGATCTCTCAGACAGCGCCAGCGCCGTCGAATGCCTCAAGGCCCTTCTCTAACCCCCTGAACCATGTCAGACACCGCCACCATCGACGCCATCGATACCACCGCCACGGTGGACACCAGCACTCCGCAGACCCCGGCCACGCCCGCCGCCGTGGTCGATACCACCCAGACCCCGCAGGCCACCGCCCCCGTCTATTTCAACGCCGACGGATCGCTTGGGAAAGACTGGCACCTCGGACTCGGAGACGAGTTTGCACCGTACGCTTCGCAGCTCGCCACGTTCAAGGACGTGAAGGGCCTCGCCAAGTCCTACGTTCACCTCCGCGCCAGCGGTCCCGCCTATCCCACCGACGCCAGCACCCCGGAGGAAGTTTCCCGCTTCCGCCAGCTCGCCCAGGTCCCGGAGTCGCCGGACGGCTACGGACTCACCCCACCGGAAAACCTTCCCGAAGGAGTCGTCTGGGATGATGCCATGTCGAAAAGCTTCGCCGAGCTCGCCCACAAGCACCATGTCCCGGCCGGAGCCGTGAAAGCCATCGCCGACCTGCAAGTCCAGATCGAAACCGATCGCGCCCAGAAGCTGCAGGACACGATGAAGAACATCCGGCAGGAAGCGGAAAACGCACTGGTCGCCGAATGGCGCGGGAACTTCGAGCAGAACAAGAGCGTCGTCCGCCACCTCGCCGGACGCCTAGCGGAAAGCGCCGGCATCCCCGCCGACGATCCGATCTTCGCGGAAATCGTCAACGTGCCGGCCTTTGCCAAGATCATGCTCCAGGTCTCTAAGCTCACCGCCGAGGATGCCGTCCGCGTACCCGGCGGATTCGGCGACCTCCGGAGCCCACAGCAACGCGCCAATGAAATCATGAACGGTGGCGATAAGGAATGGGGATCGAAGTATCAGGACGGCGACAAGCAGGCCATGGCCCTCGTTTCCGATCTACTCAAGCAAGCCGCAGGCTAACCTTTCCGGCAACGGCATTGCCGGAAAAAGGGGGACCCCTGGAACACTCGATGTTCCAGGGGTTTTCTATTTCGCCACCTGTTCAATGGATGATTTTTGCGGATTCCCGGAAAGTGGCAGCGCAGTCGAATAACGGTCAATCCCTCACCGGACCCGTTGACACGACCCGCCGCCACCGGGGCGCTTCCCGCAGGCCACGACCCTCATCCGAGGACAATCAGACGCCGGACTCTCACCAACTCCGAACTCTTATTTCCTCTCGCCATGAGCGCAGACCTCATCATTCCAAATCACTTCACGACCCAGTTCGACACGAACTGGCGCAATCTCGTTGGCCAAACCAACGAACGCCTCAAAGCCAAGGTCCAGGTTGAAACCGGTTGCACCGGCGAAGCCAAGACCTACAACCAAGTCGGAGACATCGCCTCCGAAGACGTCACCGGTGACCGCTACAAGAAAGTCGTTCTCCTCGACCTTCCCACCGCGAAACGCTGGGTCCGCCCACGCCAGCTCCAAGCTGTCACTGGCGAAAGCCGGTGGGACGAAAAGGGACTCCTCCCCACCATCGCGCCGCGCGGGAAGCACACGCTCGCCCACGCCCGTGCCTATGGTAAGGACGTGGATGACCGCATCATCGCCGCCCTTGGTGGCACCGCTTATTCCGGCACGGAAGGCACCGATGCAAACGCCCTACCCTCCACCCAGAAAGTGGCGCGTGACTGGGTGCTCTCCGGTTCCGCCACCGACTCCGGACTCACGGTCGCCAAGGTCATCCAGTCCCTCCAGATCCTCGGCAACAACGAGGCCTGGAACGAGGACCAAATGCGGGCAGGAAACATGCTTCAGGGTGTCATGACTTCCAAGCTGGAAGCCGCGCTCCGCCACGAAGCCTCCTCCACCACGGGTTCCCGTTTGTTCAGCACTGACTTCATGCCCCCCACGCTCGATGAGCAAGGCCGCATCAAGCAGTTCATGGGCATCAACTGGACGATCTCCAATCGTACGGCGCTCCTCAACAGCTCCACGGTGCACTTCGCCTACGTGTGGGTGCAGGACACCATCCAGTTCAGCGTGTGGGAAGACCTCACGACCACCATCGATCGTCGTCCGGACCTCTCCAACGCCATCCAGTTCATGAGCCAATACTCCTTCGGAGCGGTTCGCCTGGAGGAAGAAAAGGTCGTCCAGATCGCAGGAGTTGTCCCAACCACCTGATCCACCCCCACCACCAACTCCTAGAAAATCACCACCATGGCTGACTTCAATTCCACCATCATCAACAAGGCCCTCGCGGTCGACTCTGGCCGGCAAGGTGCCGGTATTGTCGACGGAGACGACGTGACCGGCGTGGTCCTCCTGGCCACCATCCGCTACACGCTGACCGGCAGTGAAGCCGCGAGCGATACCATCCAGCTCGTCGACCTCCCGCTCGGCGCAGTGGTTGTTCCACAGAACAGCTACTGCACGTGCGCCGACCCCGGAACGACCCTCACGCTCAACGTGGGGGATGCGTCCAGCGCCACACGCTACGCATCCGGGATCGTCATGAGCGCGGGCGGACAGGTTGGCTTTGCCAGCGGAACCCTCCCCGCCGCCGTGGCGACCCCTTACCGGATCGCCACCACTGCGAATCAGCGCCTTGTCTGCACCGTGGCTTCGGCCGCGACGCTGACTGCCGCCGTGGTCGTCGTGTTCACCATCGCCTACCGCGTCAAAGGCTGACCCCGTTTCTGTGTTGTAGTGTAACTGTATGGGTTGCCGCCCGCGCCCAGGTCCTTCGGGACCGAAAGCGCGGGCGGTTTTCTTTTCTCCCTGACTCATGGCTCTCCCCATCGTCACCACCGCCACCGACATCGCTAACCTGGCACTCTCCGAACTCGGAGCCCGCCAGCTCACCGACATCGAGACGGACACCACCGAGGAGGCCAAGGCCTGCCGCCAGCACTTCACGCGCGTCCGGGATGGATTGCTCCGGGAACACCAGTGGAACTTCGCCCTCACCCGCGCCGAGCTCTCCGCCACCACCGACCCGCCCACCGAATGGGGCACCGCCTGGACGCTTCCCGCAAACTGCGTCCGCTTCATCCGGATCGTGACCGAGGACCCGGTCAATCCCGTCCGGGACTTCGCCCTCGAAGGCCGTCTCCTCCTCGTCAATGGCGTGGATAAGGTCACCGAGAAGATCAACATCGTCTACATCTCCAATGCGGTCGCCATCAGCGCATGGGATTCTCTCTTCATCGACGCCATGGTCTTCGCCCTCGCCGCGAAGATCGCCAACCGCGTGGCCCAGAATCCCGCCATGGCCACCGACATGGTTTCCAAATTCAAGAGCCTCGCCCTCCCGGCCGCCACCAATGCCGACGCTCGGGAAGTCGCCTCCGGGGAAAACTCGGGGGTGCATTGGCTCGTCTCTCAAAGCCAGCTCGTCAACGCCCGCCGCGCCACCCGCTGACCCATGCCAGGACCCTCCCACCAGTCCTTTCTCTCGTTCAATGCTGGAGAGCTTTCTCCCTATCTGAACTACCGCACGGACTTTGCCAAACACGCCAGCGGAGTCTCCATCATGGAAAACTTCCTGCCGATGCCCTTCGGCGGATTCCGCAAGCGCCCCGGCACGCTTTATCTCGCCACCCTTTCCGGCGCCTGCCGCATCCAGACCTTCTATGTCTCAGGAGGGACCGCCTACACACCCGCTGCCGCCGTCAGCTCCTCCGGCCAGATCGCCGACGAATCCGAGGGGACGTCCTACATCCTCGCCTTCTCGACTACCCAGATCAAAATCTATCAGACCGACGGCACCCTCAAGCAGACCCTTTCCCTCGCCACGGCCGATCCCTTCCGGCTCCAGATGGCCCAGGTGAACAACGTCATGTTCATCGTCGGCCCGGACATCGTTCCGCAGTCGCTGACCTTCACCCTCTCCACCGTCACCTTCGCCCTGGACGAGACTCCCTTCAGCTACCCGCCACTCCTCGACGAAAACAGCACCGAGACCCTCACCATCGCCACCAGCTTCACCAACGTCCTCATCGGATCCACCTGGGTTACCGGCACCTCCTACAGCGTAGGCACCATCGTAAAGGTGGACGGCGTGGGCAGCTTCGAATGTATTACCGCCCACACCAGCTCCTCCGGTAACAAGCCGCCCGATACCTTCTGGAAATCGGTGGAGGACAACAGCAGCACCATCGGTCAATCCGTTACCCTCACTGCCTCCTCCGCGCTCTTCAACGCCTCCCACGTCGGAGCCACGTTCAAAATCTCCAAGAAACGCCCAGCCGACCTTTTCGAAACCTCGATTGCCGCGACCGCCGCCAATAACGGCAAATGGTCAACTGCCATCCCCGTCCAAGGCGCTTGGGCCTTCAATACACTGGGAACTTGGGACGGCACATTCACCCTCCAAACGAGCACCGACCATGGCGTCTCCTGGACAGACTTGCGCCAATACGCAGGAGAGAAAAACCGGAACATCGCCGACGAAGGCACGCAAGACGTCCGCGTCATGATGCGAGTAAAATGGAGCTTCGGAACCACCGGCACCTCTGCGCCAAAAGGAATCCTCTCCTCATCGGAACCCTACATTTCCGGCCTCGTCAAGATCACCGCTGTTTCCAGCAGCACCGTCGCCACCGCCACCACCGTCTCCCCGGTGGAATCCTGCACCACAGAATTCTGGACCGAAGGAGCCTTCTCCGCCTACCAAGGCTTTCCCGCCGCCATCGGGATCCATGAGCGGCGCCTGGTCTATGGCGGCACCACCCTGAAGCCCTGCTCCATCTGGGCCTCTAAGACCGACGACCTTCTCAACTTCACGACCGGCACCGACGCGGATTCCTCCATCTTCGTCACGCTCGCCGGCACCCGCATGGACCCCATCCGCTGGATTGCCAGCCAGCGCCGACTCTTCATCGGCACCGGCGGCGGAGAATGGGTCTTCGGATCGGAAACCACCGACTCACCCCTTTCCCCCTCCAACCTCCTCGCCCGGGAATACACCCGCTTCGGATCGACCACCCTCCCGGCCCTGGTCCACCACGATTCCATTTTCTTCGTGGAACGCCAAGGCCGCCGCCTCCGGGAAATGGCCTATCAACTCCAGAGCGAGAGCTACGACGCGGCCGATCTCTCCCGTCTCGCCGAGCACATCACCACCGGCGGCATCACTCAACTTGCCTGGCAGCAAAACCGCGAGCCCTACCTCTGGGCCATCCGCGCCGACGGAACGCTCCTCTCGTTCAACTACGCGCGCGACGAACAGATCGCAGCCTGGTCACGCCATACCACCTACAACGGACTCTTCAAATCCCTGGCCGTCATTCGCAACCAAGCCAACGACGATTCGATCTTCTTCGTGGTAAAGCGGGGGACCTCCTACATCCTCGAAAAATTCGCCACCCGCCAGCAGGCCTACCAGGAAGGCGAAGGCGTCCTCCTCTCCTATCACGGAGTCGATTGCGGCAGCGTCGGAACTTTCTCCACTCTCGCCCTACCAGCCATCCACCGCGGCACCACCGTCACCATCACCCGAGGTCTCATCGCCGGCACTGCCACTTGCAATGGCAGCACCGGTCTCCTCACCACCACCACCGCCGCCGCTTCCCCCTACGACGTCTGCCACGCCGGCTACCCGATCACCGCCACCCTCACCACGCTTCCGCTCGACGTCACCGCCGACACCGGCAGCACCCACTTCCGGCGGAAGCGGGCCAATGAGATCGTCCTTTCCGCCTACTCCTCAAACGGCGGAACCGTGACCTACAACGGAGATTCTCAGCCGCTCGTCTATAACACGGCCAAGATCGCGGCTTGGGGCACTGGCATCCTCGAGACCACCCTCCCCGCCGGATTCGTGGACGACCTCACCTTCACCCTCACCCACGCCGAGCCCTACCCCTTCCTCGTCCGCGCCATCATCCTCCGCTGGAGCCTCCACGAACCATGAACTCCCTGCTTTCCATCACCGAGGGACCGTCCATCGACCAGCTAGAGGCCGCCCTCTTCGCCAGCGGAGAGGAGCGCATCAACTTCCCCATCGTCCACCGCTTCACCCCTGGGCTCTACATCCGGGAAATCACCATGCCCGCCGGTGCTCTCCTCACCAGCATGGAACACCTCACCGAGCATCCCTTCATCATTTCCAAGGGAGCCGTCGAAGTGATCGACACTCACGGCAACGCCGTCCTCCTCACCGCGCCACATACCGGCATCACCCTCCCCGGCACCCGCCGCGCCCTCCATTGCCTGGAAGAAACCATCTGGACCACCTTCCACGTCACCGAGGAAACCGACGTGGAAAAGATCATCGAGTCCATCACCCGCCATCACAACCCACTCGCGCCCGGCATCCCTCAGGGTTGGCGCTTGTCCATCCCTGAAAATCTACCCCTATGAGTGTCTGGGTCATCGGCATTACCACCGTCATTTCCACCGCTGCCACGGTATACGGCCAGCAGCAACAGGCCAAGGCCGCGACCAAAGCCGGCGAATACAACAACATCCTCGCCGATCAGGAGGCCAAGAACGTGGAACTCCAGAACATGGAGCAGCTCAAGCGCGAGCGCATCAAGAACCGCCGTGCCATGGCGGACATCCGCAATCGCATGGCTCAGAATGGAGTCCTCAACACCGAGGGAACCCCGCTCGCCATCCTCGGAGAATCCTCCGCCAACTTCAACCTCGGCATCCAGGACGCCGCCCGCGCCTCCAACATGCAGGCCGCCTCCCTCCGAGCCCAAGGCCAGATGGGTCTCTGGGAAGCCGACCAAGGCCAAGCCGCCGCCAACATCAACAGCGTGGCCACCGGCCTAAACGGTGCCAGCAAAGCCTATAGCACCTGGACAGACCGCCCCACTTCCACGCCGTCCAGCACCACCCGCACCAAACGCACATGATCCGCCTCCCAGAAATCCCCGACCTCCAGCAGACCGCCATCCGCATGCCGGAAATGAGCGGGAAGTCCCCGCAGGCCACCGCCCTGGGAAACCTCGCCCAGTCCATCGGCAACGTCGGCGAAGCTTTCGCCAAGCATGCAGACACCATCGACAAGCAAGACCAGCTTTATAAAAGCTCCGACTGGAGAAACAAATTGAGGGAGAATTACGCCAACTTCCAACTCGAAAACGCCAAGGAACCCGATCCGGTCAAAAGGCTCAAAAGTGAAAAGGACTGGCTCGTCACCTACAAGGGCAGCCTGGAAGACCAGGGATTCAACGATGAAACCAAGAACCGCGAATCACTCCACTACGACGACTTTGCGACATCCGCCCGCATCGGCTCCGCCCAAGATGCCGCCCGACAGAATACCCAGCGGGCCGCGCTGGCGTGGAGCAACGAGTATGAAGCGCTCAAAGAACGAGGAGACCGGGAAGGCTATGCAGACCTCAGAAAACGCGGAATCGATGGAGGCATCCTCCTTCCTGAGCAACTCGACAAAATGGACAAAGACTTCGAAAAAGCCGTCAATAACTACGACCGCGCCATCAAATTTCAGGACCTCCAACGCCAGATCGACCAGAACCCGCATGGTCTCCTCAACTCACTAGAAAAGCCGGACGCGCCGCAGGCTTACGGGCTGGATACGGAGGCAATCGACTCCCTACGCCGACAGGCTGCCCACAAGAAGAACCAACACGACGGAGAATTCTGGGATGGAGTCTTGAACCAGACCCTCACCTCCGGCAGCCCGACGATTTCCAAAGAGGACCTTCAAAAGCTCGCCGAGGATGGCAGCATTTCCCCAAACCAACGCGCCAGCTACCTCAATGCCTACTACGGCCCCACGGAACCCTCCTACGACGAGGGGATCTTCTCCAAGGTCCATGAAGCCATTGCCAGCTATGACCCGTCCAAGGACCCCACACAGTCCGCCCTAGCCAAAATGCGCGGAGACCTCGCCACCGTCCCGCTTCCCAAGGAGTCCCTCCGCGTTCTCAACGACCAGCTTTCCGGAAAACTAAAATCCCCGGACTCTCCCAAGAACCGACTGGAAAGCGACTTCAGCCGCCAGACCGCCAACCATTTCGACAGCGGACGCTTCGGATCGTGGTTCGCCCTGAAGGACACCGACAACAACCCGTCGACCGCCCCAACCAAGGTCATCAACGCCGTAGACTACGGCAAGGCCCTAATCACCCGCCGCCATTTCCTCGATGCCTGGGACTCCTACCTCAAGGCCGCCCCAGCCGACCTCCCACCAGAGGAAGCCCAGAAAACCTACGACACGCTCTTCCAGAAGATCGTGGTCGACAAGGCACCGCTCCCCGACCTCTCCGTCCCCGGCAGCGCTCCCGCGCCGGACTTTGAAAAGGAACTCGACAAGCTCTTTCCCCAAAAGTCCAAGCCCACAGACAAATCCACCTCCTCCACCTTTGGAGGCCAGCCGATCCAGCCCGCCGGGCGTTACTACGAAAACGCCAGACCCACCGTGTTCGGCGGCACCAACGACCCAGCCGACAACGGGCTCAGCGCCTTCGGAGGCACCACCGGAGCCGGTGGACGGGAAGGCGTGGCCATTCCGCAGAGCATCCTCGCCGCCACTTTCCCAGGAAAGGACAAGAAATGGATTGCGGATAACGTAAAGGTCCACGTGAAGACCGACGCCGGCACCGATGCCGTCCTCAACGTGGCCGACTACGGCACCGCTGAATCGATTTGGCAACGTGACAAGCGCCCCGTGCTCGACCTGACAGAAGGAGCCATCGCCCAGCTTGGAGGCCGCGCCACCTACAACTCGCACGGGAAGCTTTCCGGAGTGGAGGGATTCAAGAACGTCAACTTTGCCCTCACCACCGGCAAGGCAGGAACCCTCCCCCCGGATTCCCCATGGGAAGACCTCTGGAAAGACTGGTTCGCCGACAAGCGCCCGACCCATCCCGACCAGATCCAGAGCGGACTCGCTGCCCTATGGGACTCTCACCTGATGGCAAAGGCCGGGGAATAACTCGCCACCTGTTCAAGCGACTCCCTCCCCACGCTATGGGACCATGCCCCCTGCATGGCTGACATCTCGCTTCCTTCCCCGCCGGACTACCTTCCCGACTACTCTGGCCCCGCTGCCACCATGCCGGTCTCTCAGGACCCGGCCACCGCAGCCAATGCCGCCATCCTTGGCGATGGCCATTCAGTCGCTCAAAAACCCGCCCGCACGGATCGCCAAAACCCGGCGGATTTCTTGAGTATCCCGCCACCGGCACCGGATGCCCCGCCGTCATCCATCGACATCGCCACCGGTAGGAAGACCACCATCCCCGAGGCCACCGCCTGGGGAGCCTTTCAGACCCTGAAGGCAAACCCCAAGGTCCTCGACGAACCGCAGCCGGACGGGACCACCCTCCGCGCCAGGCTGACCGATACCGTTTCGAGCTACTACGACGAGCGGAAAGCCAACAATCAAAAGCCGTTCCCGACTTACGCCGCAGAAGCTGTGGCTGCGCGAAATGCCCACCACGAAAAGCTTTTTTCCGGACTCGATAAACTCGACGCCGCCCTCACCCCGGAACAGAAAGCCGCCCTTGACGACCGGGCAAAGCTCGCCCCCGATCCGGACGCCTACCGCGCCCGCGCCATCAACTTCCAGTATCTCCGGGACCTTGACACACCGGTGACGCAGGAAAACTACCCCATCGCCCGCAGCGCCTACGCCGTGCAGCTAGGCCTTCCCGCCGAGGCCGACGACAAGGCACTCTACAACGCCATTGGCAACCGCCAGCGCGTGGCCACCGAGACCACCAAGACCCTTTCCAAGGCCATCCAGAAGGCCATGCAGACCGTCCTCATGGGCGACGGCCGCCCGGAGATCCGGGAGCAGCAGCTCAAGGACCTCCTCGCCGCCACGCCCGACGAGCACAAGAGCTTCGTCCGCCAGCAATTCACCAACTCCTGGAAAGACGCCCGCGACCTCGCCCGCCAGGCGAAGCCCGTGGTCGACCAGATCATGCCGCTACTCCTCGAAGGAGCCAACGCCAAGGAAGGCAGCCTCCAGGACACCTTCGGCAGCCACTTCGAAAAGGCCGGAGCCATGCTACCCGCCGATCAACCCGGCGGAAACCCGATGCGCGAGGCCGTGCTGGCCCAGCTTGAGGGGAAGATGAAGGCGATCAACCCCGAGGACTACGCCGGGTTCTCCCGCTTCTACGAGGCCCTTGCCCAAGGCACTGGAAACATTGCACGCGGCACCTTTGACATGGGAGTCGCCCTTCGCCAGTGGAGTGACGAGACCGCCAAGAAAGCCGGCATGACCATTCCCGGCACTGACACCCGGGAGAATGCCGCCGCCGCTCATGACGATGCCCGGAAAATGCGGAACCTAACCGCCGCCACCGCAGGCAGTTTCCGCCGGAAAGACGATGGATTTATCCGCAATGGTCTCCTCTCTGCCACCGAATCCGTTCCCTACACCCTTCTCGCCTTCGAGGGTCCGGCAGGCTTTGGCCTCATGACTTCCAGTATGGGAGGCCAATCCTTCCAAGACGCCCGACAGGCCAACCCAAACGCCTCACCCGCTCGCCAGGCAGAAGCCGCTCTTGTTTCCGGAGCCCTGCAAGCCGTCCTCGAAACCGTCTTCGACCATGCCGGCCTACGAATGGCCAAGATGAAGGTCCCCGGACTTTTCGCCGCCCTCAACAAGACCGGCGTGACCAATGCCACCGGACGCGCCGCCATCACCGGCACCGCCGCCGCCCTTGGTATCCTTGGCACGGAATACACGGAAGAATTTGCACAGCAAGGAACCGACCGCGCCCTGCAGGACATGGCGCTTTCCCTCTCCGGCATCGATCCGACGACCAACTGGAAGGGTTTCTTCCACGACTGGAATCCGCTTTCCGGTAGCCAGGTTTCCATGGACACCCTCGGAGCAGTCCTCCCCTACGCCCTCATAGGCGGAGGAGTCGCCAGCTTCCAGAACTACCGCTTTGCCAATACCCTGCAACGCTCGACTCCCAGGCTCCGCTCCCTGGGTATCCCGGAGGAGCGCGTGCAGGCCATCGCCACCGCGCCCACGCTGGAAGACGCCACCACCGAACTACGCAGCGCGTGGAGGGATGGGCTGGACCTAGCCGCCGCCACCAAACAGCGGGAAAAGCTTTCCGCCATCGCCGAGGAAACCGTCGCCTTCTACGGCCAGAGCCCCATCCAAGTGATCCAACCGGAAAACAACGACTTCACCGGCGAAACTCAATTCCAGCTCAACCTCCCGGACGCGCCCCCCCGGGTGTTCCAGACTCTCGACGAAGCCTTCGATGCCCTCCGTGACTTCCACGCCAACCAACTGGGCGATGACCTCGACACCCTAAACGATGCCACCCGTCAGGACCTGATCGACTTCATGACCGGCGAATACTCCGCCGCCGCCAACATCCGCATCACCGATCGAAGCAAGCTCGCCCTCACCCCAGACCAAGCCGTTAAGCAAGGGATCGCAACACAACAACAGATGACCGAGCGCCTCCGCATCCACGCCATGCAGGAAGGCGTGGACGTCGCCGACCTCGATCTTTCAACCCTACGCATCCACGCCCGCCGCTTCTCCGAGCGCATGCGGGACGGCAGCCTCCGCCAGACGGTGGAGTATTTCCAAGGAGCCGACCCCATCAACGTGGCCGAGGACATCGCGGAAACCTACTGGACTAGCGCCCTCGACGAGGGACTTCTCAAACATGACGAGATCGTCGGCTGGATCCGCCAGGCCGAGCAGGTTACCGGCAACAGCTACCTCGACCCAAGCCACGACAGCACCAGCGACCGCGCCCAGCTTCAACTTACCGAGGCCCTTTCCGCCTTCTCCCGCGAATACCTCGCCGGGAACGTCGCCGACGAGCGCCTGCCGGAAAAGTTTCGCCGCTGGCTCCACACCCTGATCGCTTACGCCGCCCATAAATTCCGCCACGCCGCCACCCTGCTCCGGTCAAAGCCGCTCATGGATGCCGTGAAGGCGGGAAAGATCGATTCCCGCTTCGTCGCCCACATCGCCGACAGCGTGGGGCTGAATCAGGCCGAGACCGATCGCCGCTTCCAAAAGGACTACCAGGCCCAGCTCGCCGCAGAGGCCATGGGAGGCGTGGAGGAAATCTCCGAAGC